GTATTGATTCAAGATCTTCCCAAATTACTTCTGAATCAATATTATTTTCATTTGCAATATATTCTATTACGTCTTCTATAATATCAAATTGCTCATCCGGAGTTAATTCCTCCTTCATTGCAGCCATATTATCAATTAAATTAGGATAAGGTCTACCGGCAGCTTTAGCACGACTCTTTGCATTTGCTTTTTGAGCCGATGTCATGTGGCCATGCTTTTTCTTAGGATTAGGTTCATCCCAAACTTCTTCTCTTAATTCTTTAAACGTTTTCATAAGCTTGTTACTAATGATGCTGCATTGACTGCCCATCTCCACATCACTTCGTCTTTTGCAAGTTCTGATGCTTGATAAGCTTGTAAAATTTCTTCTACTAGTGCCTCTTTATCTTCAGCACTAATTTGACCATCGTTATAGTCGTTTATTATACCATGAAATTCGCGAGCTAAATCCCCGCGAATAGACTTTTCATCTACATATTCAATAATTGAGTAAGTACTCATCTACCGCTCCATGCTTCTTTTATGATACTCATACGAGTTTTGCTAAGATTAATCCATCTATCACAAACAGCTTCAGATGCAACTGTAGCTTTATCAAAATTTTCTACAATTGCTTTAGTTGAAGCCTGCTGGGGATCATTCCTAAATTCAGCATATCTATTTAACCATTCAGCTTTACTTTTAGCCAGCTTAATAGTTTCTTTTTCTTTACAACTAACTTTACTAAGTTCACCCTCTAAGTCAACGTAACCGCTGACTAATGCCGGGTCATGAGCCCGGGGCCAAACTTGTTTAACCTTCTCTACGACCGCGCAACCAGAAAGTAGTACTAAGGTTATTAGTAGTATTTTTTTCATATCCATCTTACTCGTCCAAAATTCTCCGGAATTAAACCAAAATAATCACACTTGTATTTACTTTGAGGAAAAAACCCTAAATTAATCCATTCGTCTTTTCTTTTAAATATTTCCTTAGCACCATCTTGCCAGTCAGTATTTAAAAATAAAGGTTCGTATCTATCTCTTAACTCTTCTATCTCATCATAACTACCAGTATCATATTCCCAATGTACTATTTCAAATACATTATCCTTATCAATAAATTCAAGACTAATATCTAAACCCCACCTGGGTTTTTGTTTTACTATTCTATTTATTCTAGGATCTTTCAATGACATTTCTTGTAACTGAATCCCAGCATCTCCATTATATGAACGACGGTATAAAATAAAACTATGATTTAAAACTACACCTTCCTTTGTAACTGGTTGTGTAATCCAATCACTCTTTTGTACTTTTACTTCGTCAGAATAAAACTTACCATCGTTAGCTTTTACTAATTCAATCTCTAATTCTGTTAACTCAAACCCATTAGGGCCCATTAAATATGTTGGGTTATCAGATAATAAACTTATATCACAAGGCTTACTATACCACCCAGTTGACTCAATTTTATTTTGAGTCAAGTAAAGCTGATTCATGATTTAACAATAGGCCCATTCGTTAACCAAATAGAACATGATCTAGTCCCTGCACATTTAAAATGAAGCAGATTACAGTAACCTAGATCAGCCTGCTTAATTGTTTGAATACCGTTATTACCAACATCATCAGCTACTATACCGTCCTCAATACATTTACGCATTCTATCTGAAACATCAAACGCAGCACAATTTCCACACATCATTTTTTTAGCAGTTTCAGTCTCAATATCCCAAATCTTTGCTGACTCTTCCCAATAATCTTCTGGGTTAGAAGGATCAGCAGGGCCATAGTGATACTCATCTATAGCATGCTGTCTATTTTTAACATTAACTTCAAGGCTATGAGTAGCTATAGGACAAGCACTTGCTTCCCTAAGCATAAAAAATGTTTTCACTTTTTACTTCCGCTTCTATAATGTGCAAGACGTTTTTGTTCCAATGATCTTAACTTAGGCGTCATTCTCATTGCTACAACAGCAGTAATGTTTTTCATCTTACTAACTTGTGCCTCCATCCTGTCTTTTTCAGATGCAGATAGAGAAGCTTTATTCCTACCTTTTAACATCCTTGCATACATAGATCTTCTAGCAGCTGACATTGCACGTTTTTTAAGTTGTTGGGGCGTTGAAGATCTTCTTAGCCTTATTGTCTTAGCAATATTTCTTTTATTTTTACCGCGTCTAAATGACTGTCTTCTTTTTAGTCTTGAAGCCGCAGAGATCTTTTCCTCTAATTGTTCTTCAATTTCTAAATCTTCTTCTGGGTATAAATCAACAATATCTTCCCACTCTAAAGCATCAACCATTTCATTTATATCGTCTTCAGTGAACTCTACTAGGTCATCACTTTTTTTTTCTGCTAAATACGCAGAAAATGACAATACGACTGATTCATCAGCCCCCCCTGAAGAACCAGAAGATTCTGCATAAGGATCATCAGCTAAAGTTGAATCTTCCTCCTTAGCCATACTCCAAATAGTCTTTAAGTGTCCCTTCATGTATTCTTCATGTTGGTCTAAAACGCCTAATGATTCAAGCGCCTGCCATGCAACATTGTAACTGCTTATAAAATCTTTAAGCATAACAGTATTAGCAGATTTACCTTCTACAGCCTTACTCTCTATACCTAAATAGATATCTGTAGCAAAAAGAGCCGTCTTTAATAACTCATGTTGAATGTTAATATCTTGAATCATTTTATTATAGACCGTAACATCCAACCATGTTTTTCATGCTGTTGAATTCTTTCTTGCAAAAAATTGGCACAACCGATTTCATCTTCTTCATCTGCTATTTTGTATGCTTTAAGAAGAGAAACTAACATCATATTATTTTGTTCATATAAGTTTTTCATCATTGTCATTGCATCTGGAATAGAATCTGATTCTTCTATATTTGTTAATGATTTAAATCGTGACAATGTACCGGGTGCATAAGAATTAAGTGCTCTAATTAATTCAGCAAATGTATCTACAGATAGAAAAATATCATTATATAAGTTATTTAAAAAGTCATGATATTGAGGAAAGTTAGACCCTTCAATATTCCAATGGTAAAAATGTGCTTTTAGGTAATATGTAAAAGCATCAGCTTGTACTATTTTTAATTGGTCAACTAACATTTTATAGCCCTGCGTATTGTTTGAATTGCATCTGTCTTAGCCTTTCAGGCTTAACTGCCATACCAGCAGCAACTTTAGTATATGCATCAGAATTCTGTGTAGCAGGTTGTTTAGTTTGATGACCGGTGATTTCACCGATATGTTTGTTTGCTCTAATTGTATCAATCATTTCCCCGAACAATTTATAGGCTGTAGGACACATTTCAAAATGTTTTGTTTGAATGCCATCAAATTCTAATTGATTTTGATGGTTTTCAAAAAATTCTTCCAATTGCTTTTTTGTCATTAGCAAAACTGGAATTTGATTAGAAATTCTAGGATATAATAGCTCTGTTGACTCTGATTTAACAGGCTTTGAAGGAGGTAGTGAACTTACTGGTACTACTCTATACTTACCCCCTGTACCGTGCTTTGCAGGAACCCAAACGGCTTTTCTAGGCCCTTGCTGTGCGATCTTCTTAACGTGACTTACAGCAGCCTGGTAACCAGCACCGTAATCAGCCTCAGTCTCTGATTCGTTAAGTCCCATTCCTTTTCTTACGGCATTGAATAATTCTTTTTTATGTGCTGGTTTCATTTTTGATGGAAGACCTGCATGAAATTCCTTTTCATTACCAGAGGTGGCATGTGCACGCATCTTAGAAGCAGACATACCTGTTGTACCTTCTGAATCTGGATCACGTTGACCAGATGAATGTACCTTGATAGATTTAAAGTTATAGTGACCATGGGCCGACGGTACATCGTTATACTTGTGAAGCAATTTATTAAATTCATCAGCTCTATCTGAACCGGCTACTACATGCAGATGCTCTACACCGGCTTTGCCCATCTTAGCAGCATGATGTAAAATCGTTGGTTCATCCTTTGAGGCAGCAGTAATATTGGTATCAGGAAAAGCACGCTTGGCATGCTTTACTTTCTCTGCAGGCGCAAGCGGGTTCTTTTTTGCATCCTGAGAATGCGAAAGAACAACGTTGTGTGAAGCATTGTGAGTTTTTGCAACTTCGTGTACTTTATTAACAACAGCCTCGTGTCCAACAGTAGGAGGATTCATGCGTCCATACGAAAGAACGCCGTGTTTTTCAGCTGCTTCTCTTAGATAATCTTTAAAGGCCATTTTAAATAACTTTATTTTGATTGTTTATTTATCACTTTTTACTGTGCATGTTTACATACCAATGGGCCAATTGCTTTTTCCTAGGTGATGCAGAGTCTGAAGATACAACTTTTTTCAATTGAGTAATAGATTTGCCTTTTAACCCATGTCTGGCCATATCGCCTTTATCCTGAGGATTACGACCATCTTTAAAATTTTCAGATACTTTAACACAGTTAGGTACCAATCTTTTACCCTTCTTTTTTATGCCTTGCTGAGTCCAACCGTCCCAACATTTTTCTCTTAATTCTTTAAATGTTATACCAGTTTTCATTGATTTTCTATTGCCTTGGCTGTATAATCCGTATGTGGGCTTTTGAGATTTAGCTACTTTTAATACGTCTTTAAAAGATTTGCTTTTGCAAATTCAGGGCGATTAACTAACTTACTAGGTTCTTCATGACCTGGTTTATGTTCATGGTTTACTACATAACCTTCAGGCTTAGATTTCTTTGTACCTATATGATGTTCGTAACCGCCTTCATGCGTATCAAGAGATCTTACTAACGCATTCTTTGCTTGTGCTAAATGATGATGTTGACTTAGTAAGTTACCGTAATGGGTTTTGTTCTTCTCCACATGTGCAATCTGAGAAGCACCTTCACTACGTTTTTCTGCTTTAGATTTTTCTGTCTTTACCTTACTAGCCATCTTTTCATGCTCGTCTTTAAGGTGGGTTTTAAAGCCACTAACGTTAGGTACTTCATCATGCCTTACCGTCTTATTAATATACGTAGCAAGATGCCCAGTACTTCCTGAATGCTTTGGATGTACTGCACCGTACATTTTTGCACCATGGGTATCATGAATTTCTTTAGCAGCCGCCATATGCTTATGAAAATCAGCTTCATTGGCAGCACTGTGAGATACTTTAGCTGTATCATGTTCGGCACCATGCAAATGCACGTCAGGATGTTCTTTAAAATGACTCATATCTGGATGAGGCGATACTTTCATATTTCCAATATCTGATCCATGATATTGCTGGTGAACAACCACTCCTACTTTAGATTTCTTTATTTTTTCTGCATCAGGGCCATGGGCAGTATATGTAATGGTATTGGGTGTAAAGGAGACACTACCGCCTTTTTTTGCCTCGTAAATATATTCTTCATGCAAAGTTTTAGAATCTGCATGATGCATTAAGTCACCTTGGAAGACTCCTGTCTTAGGTGTTA